TATAATTTCGCTAAAAGACAGAGAGCTTTGGGTCTTGGTGTTCTTGGATGGCACTCACTACTCCAATCTAAAGGATTACCTTTTGATAGTAAGGATAGTGCAAGATTAAACATAGAAGTTTTTAAATTTATTAAAGATAAGTCATATAAAGCATCTGAGGAGTTGGCTAAAATCTTTGGTGAACCTGAAGTATTAGTTGGATACGGTAGAAGAAATGTTACTTTAAATGCTATTGCACCAACAACATCATCAGCATTTATTTTGGGTCAAGTATCACAATCAATTGAACCAATATGGTCAAACTGTTATGTTAAAGATGTTGCTAAATTGAAGGTTACAATTAAGAATCCTGTTCTTAAAAAACTTTTAGTTGAGTTAAAAAAAGATACTAAAACAACATGGGATAGTATTAAGAAACATGATGGTTCAGTACAACACTTGGAATTTTTAACTGAAGAACAAAAGGATATTTTCAGAACATTTGCTGAGATTAATCAATCAACCATAATCAATCAGGCGGCTCTTAGACAAGATTATATTGACCAAGCTCAATCTTTGAACTTAATGGTATCACCCGATATGCCAACAAAAGATGTTAACAAACTTTTGTTAGACGCATGGCAATTGGGAGTTAAAACTTTGTACTACCAACACTCAATGAATTCTGCTCAAGCTTTCGCAAGAAAGAAGTTGAATGTAAATGACTTGGTTTGCACGAGTTGTGAGGCATAAACTCCTTCGGAAAGGGATTATGCATTACAAACCCCGCACTAATGTGTGGGGTTTTTTTATTTCCTAAAAAAAATAAGTGAATATATTTATTGAATATGGCAAACGGTAAAACATATGGATTAACCTTCCCATTTGTAGATTCATTTGATGGTAAGTATTTAGACCTATCAGATTTCCCTGCAGAAGAAATAAGAAGTAATCTAATTCATTTATTATTAACAAGGAAAGGGAGTAGATATTTTTTACCAGATTTTGGTACACGTCTTTATGAATACATTTTTGAACCCTTAGACGGACCAACATTCCAAAACATTGAATCCGAAATCAGAGACTCTGTTGAGAAATACATGCCTCAACTACAATTAACCAATATTAATATAACGGCAGCAACTGGTGAGGAAGCTACCGCTACAGTAACTACCGCAGGAAATGTTGTAAACCCTGAATTAACAAGATACAATCAAGATGTTGGAGAATATACTGCAACTGTAAGAATTGACTATTCTATTACAAATGATGTATTTAATAGCAAAGATTTCGTAATTATCAATATTTAACATAAATGGCTGAAAGAAGAATATCATATACGGTTAGAGATTTCCAAGCAATTCGTCAGGAACTTATTAACTACACCAGAACTTATTATCCTGAATTAATTGATAACTTCAATGACGCTTCGGTATTTTCGGTTTTTTTGGATTTAAACGCAGCGGTTGCTGACAACTTACACTATCACATAGATAGAAGTATTCAAGAAACTGTATTACAATACGCACAACAACGTTCATCAATATATAATATTGCAAGAACTTATGGTTTAAAAATACCAGGACAAAGACCATCAATAGCACTTACTGACTTCTCAATTACAGTTCCTGCTTTTGGTGATAAAGAAGATGAAAGATATTTGGGTATTTTAAGAAGAGGGAGTCAAATATCAGGAGCCGGCCAAATATTTGAAAATTTATTTGATATTAATTTTGCATCACCATTTAATGAAGATGGTTTTCCAAACAGATTAAAAATTCCTAATTTTGATGCCAACGGTAATTTAATTAATTATACCATAACAAAAAGGGAGACCGTTGTTAATGGTATTACAAAAGTGTTCAAAAGAGTTATTACACCAAATGATGTTAGACCATTTTTTGAATTCTTTTTACCTGAAAAAAATGTGTTAGGTGTTACCTCAATAATCCAAAGAGATGGTACCGCATATTCAAACATCCCAAGTGCTCAAGAATTTTTGGGAGCTCAGGGTAGATGGTACGAAGTACAAGCCCTTGCCGATGATAGAGTTTTTATTGAAGACCCAACAAAACCATCTGACGACCCAGGTATTAAAGTTGGTAGATACATTCAAACACAAAACAGATTTATAAGTGAATACACACCTGAAGGTTTTATGAAACTTACTTTTGGTGGAGGAACAAATACTGCTGAAGACCAATTAAGGGAGTTCACCGCATTAGATGTACCGTTAAAGATTCAGAGATATCAAAACAACGTAATGTCATTGGGTAACGCCCCTACTGCTAACACAACTTTATTCATTCAATATAGAATTGGTGGTGGATTGGCAACTAACTTGGGTGTTAACACTATTAACCAAATCGGTGCTGTTGATTTCTTTGTAAACGGACCTTCAGATTTAATTAACAATTCAGTTATTAATTCATTAAGTTGTAATAACGTTACTGCAGCTATTGGTGGTGCAGGATACCCATCAACTGAAGAAGTTAGAAATTATGTTACATATAATTTTACCGCACAAAATAGAGCGGTAACTGTAAATGATTATGAAGCGATTATTAGAAACATGCCAGGACAATTTGGAGCACCTGCTAAAGTTTCTATTACTGAAAATAATAACAAAATTGTTATTAATATTTTATCATACGACCCAAGCGGAACTTTAACTTCAGATGTTTCACAAACATTGAAACAAAATTTAGCGAATTATTTGTCAAATTATAGAATGATTAATGACTATGTACAAATTGGTTCTGCCGAGGTTATTGATTTAGCTGTAGATGTATCGGTTGTGTTAGATGCAACACAAAACCAAGGAGTTGTAATTACAAATGTTATTGATAGAGTAACAACATTCTTTTCACCAACTGTTAGAAATTTAGGTGAAGATATCAATATTTCTGAATTAAATAGAATTTTACAAAGTGAAAATGGTATTTTAAGTGTTACTGACATTTCTTTATTTAATAAAGTTGGGGGACAATATAGTTCAGCACAAACATCAATGCCGTATTCAGATAGTGCTACAAGACAAATTAGTTTGGTTGATAATACAATATTTGCTGAACCAAATCAGATATACCAAATTAGATTTCCAAACAAGGATATTACAGTTAGAGTTAAGAACTATCAAACAACTAACTTCTCATAATTTATTTTATTGATAATTGACTTACTATTATAAAATAGTGCATAAACTATTTATCATAGAAAGTTATCGGAATGTCCAAGACGTATAGAGTAAGAACCCAAGTTGGTGTTGATAGACAAGTCAACATTGAATTAGAACAAGATTTTGAACAATTAGAAATCCTATCATTAAAAGTTAGGTCCGAAGAGGTATATACACGAATGTGTGCTGACTTTGGTGTTATTGTTGGTCGTGTAATTGCTAATGGGGGATATGGTGTTCCAAACGTAAGAGTTTCTGTATTTGTTCCTTTAAGTGAAGCGGATTCTACAAATGAAATTATTAGTGATTTATATCCATATACAACAATTGAAGATGTTAATGAAGATGGATATAGATATAATTTATTACCTTACGAACAACAACACAGTGGACACGTACCAACAGGAACGTTCCCAAGTAAAAATGATGTATTAACAAATCCGGCCTTAATTGAAGTTTACGACAAGTATTACAAATACACTGTTAAAACAAATGGTAGTGGCGATTACATGATAATGGGTGTACCAACAGGTAGTCACACATTGGTTATGGATATGGATTTATCTGATATTGGACCATTTTCATTTTCACCACAAGATTTAGTTAGATTAGGTTTAGGAACTGCAGACCAATTTGACGGTGTTAACTTTAAAAGTTCAACAAACTTATTTGAGCTACCACAAATTAAAACTTTAAATCAAAGTGTTGAAGTACAACCATTTTGGGGTCAACCTGAGATATGTCAAATAAACATTGCAAGACACGATTTTGATTTAAGACAAGCCGGTATAGATATCCTACCAACTTCAACATTTATGGGTTCACTTATTACGGGTGTTCCTGACCAAGCTTTATCTAACAATTGTAAACCACCAACAGAAATGGGTGATTTATGTAACTTAGAGACAGGACCAGGTGAGATTATTGCTGTTAGACAAACAATATTTGAAGACGAAGAGGGATTACCAATATTAGAACAAGCAACATTACCAAGAGGTGGTAAATTAATTGATGCCGATGGAACATGGTTGTTTGAGTTACCAATGAATTTGGATTATGTTACAACAAATGAATTTGGAGAACAAGTTTTTAGCCAAGACCCAAAGGTTGGAATTCCAACAAAAGGTAAGTATAGATTTAAAGTAAAATATTCACAACCATCAAGTTTTGAAACTGAGGAAGTTAGACGTGGTTATTTCTTAGTACCTAATATTAAAGAATATGGTTGGGTTGGTAATAATGACCCGGCATATAATTTAAA